AAAGCAATTGCGTATTCGTCCATGTCACGAGCACCAACAACGAATTGACCCTTTGTAGGCAACTCTTCAACCATGAAAGCACCAGGAAAAGCGTTACGTGTGTTAGTAAAATCAGCAGATAGCGTAGAAAGAGAACGAATTGTATCGTCTTGCTTTCCAGCAATTACTGTATCCTCAAGAAACTTGGATACATTTGCATCATCGATTTCTGGAACAACCTTTGATGTTGCTTTTTCAACACTATCGTAGTACTTTGTTAACTGCATGTTACGTGCTTCTACTAAAGCACGCTCTGCTTCTGAAACTTCTTTATCAGCACGCATATAGTTATTATCAACTGCGCGCGTAATCTTTCCTACTTCGTTTTGACGAGCCTTAATAAGATCTTTTTCGTCACCAGTTGGTGAAAGAACACTACGGATCTCTTGTTCACGTTGTGCAAGAGCCTGTGCTTCTGCGCGAGCACGACCTTCTTTTGCAGAGCCCTTCCATGTTGGAGTAGCAAGTGCTTGCTTAGCAGCAGTCTTGCCACCACCAGTCGCAAGAACTTTTCCAGCCTTGAGTGCTGGAGCAATACCAAATGATGCATATGTAGTTGGATCTGCTGCTACGTTCAGAACTGCATCAATAATTCCAGATGCTGTTTTGTACAAAGCGCTATTAGGATCTGTACCAATTGTAGACATAGCAGCACGACCAATAGTAAATGATTGACCATTGACGCGTCCAAAGGACTGCATAGCACGTGCTTGTTCTTTACCTACACGGGATTTAGGATCGATAAAAAAACCAGAGCCTGTGCTAACTCCGCCACCATCAAAAATGTCGCGTGCGGTTGCTCCGAGGGTAGTTGTTTTACCGAAGATCATTGTGCCAGGATTAAGATCCTTGGCAAGTTGCATTCCTGCACCTTTTTCACCTTGAGACACTGCATAGATATTGCGTGCTGTTGTGGTGATGTAATCGTATGGGCTGCGAAGTGCAGCAAAGCCAATACGTGATGTACCTTTAAGCGTGCCGTATACAGCATCACCTACGGTTTGAAAAAGTGATTTATCTTTATTGAATGTAGAAGGAAGATCTTTAACGGCAGTAGCAGCACGAATGGCGCTCTGGATACCGTCAAGTGAAGTAACCTTATCGATACCAGGGGTATCTGCATTTGCTCCAGCCTTAACTAGACCAACGATTACTTCCTTTGAAAGAAAAGGATACTTAGCAATAATTGAATTGAAATTGGCATGCTGAGAACCGTCTAACGTTGCTACCGACTGATTTATGAGTCGGGTAAGCATGTCACCTTGGGTGTTAGCCATGATGCTAGCAGACTTTTTACTCTGTGGAGAGTTTGGATCGTAAATGCCTAAATCAATAGCCACTAATAGATACCCTCTTCGTTGTAGGCTTCAACCATACGACGGAGTTCAGGAGAAGGATTAGCAAGATACATAGCACGAACAAGAATAGATCCTGGATCGCTAGAAATAAAGTTAGCGTTTAATGCTTCTGGTCCACGACCAGGTGTTCCTCCATCAGCACCATCTGTAAGTGGTGTATTTGGATTTCCAGGTGCAAATGCGCCAGTCACCTGTGTTGATGGACCAGCATCCATAGCAGGTGCTTGATAGCCAGCACTTACTGCAGATGCAGTAGTTGCCATGTCTCCACCTTGTGAAAGTTCACGATTAGTTTTTAATGAACCACGTGGTGCACCTGTAGCGTTTGCCATAGTTGCTTCACGTTGCACGCGTTGTGTACGCTCAACGACGTTCTGGTCTGTACGAGAGGCATTTTTACCTCAATCAGGAAATGATTCTTTGGCTGATAATAACCAAAGTGCATTATCATTACTAAATCCTGCTCTACGTAATGATTTAAAAAACTCATGTAATTCAATTGCGTATTGATCTAATTTAGAGTAATCCTCATCAGCAACAGTTCTTACCTTTGCAGGTTGTCTCTTACGTGTTGCCATGATTTATCCTAACTGTGAGAGAATTCCTTGTAGATCTTGTGGTACTTGAGGTTGTTGAGGGGTTCCACCAGAGGGTTGTCCAGGAGTGACTGGGGACGGGGGCGTCGGCTCAACTGGGCCCTGTGAACCTGGTGGAACCATCTCTGGCTGAGTTGGTTGTTCAGGAACCGCAGGCGGTGTGAACACTGCCAACGCAGCAGCCTCTATACTGTCCCCCTTGCGACGACGTTCAATCACGTCCGCAATATTTTGAATAAGTTTAGATGGATCTTGACCTTGCGCTGCCATAGCAGGAATTGCTTGTGCGCTTGCAGTAATTGCTGCAGTAAGGTTGTCACGCATCTTTTCAATTTCAATACGTTGTTCTTCGAGTGTAACGTTAACACTCCATGGAAGTTCACGACGAATGAAGTCTTTAGATACTAAATCTGCACCCAATGCTTGTAATGAGAATATCAAAGCGCGAGAAGGATCTAATCCTGCCATCAAGCCATAGCGTACTTCAACAGAAGTATCACCTTTAATGTCCTTGCTTGGCATGTACTTTAACTCGTACGGCGTACCTTGTGCAACACCTTTGACACTCTTATCAGTATTGAAAAGGAGTTCATCCATTTCAAAGCATACTTTTATGATGTCTTCTAATACCTCAGCAAGGATAGTTTGACCAGCCTTGATCTGAGAATCAAAAGCACCTAGAAGTGCTTGGACACCTTGACCAGTAATAATACTTGCGTCAATGTTTCCAGTTCTACCTTCAGGATATCGAGCACCAAGTCTTAACTCAGATTGGAGTGCCGCTTGCTCCTGGAAAGTAGCAGCGGGAATGTCAAGTTTGACACGCCCGACAGATTGTGGTTGCGAGGTTCTGATAATCGCATCAGGACCCATAGGTAGATCAATAACATCGTTTGGCACAACCATTGGTGCTTGGATAGCCTTTTCGGCTGCTTCCATAGCAAGGTTTGCAAAACGAGCACGTGCTAGTTGTACGTATAGGACATCATCAAACTGTCCACGTGCTTCATCATCGATTCCTGGACGACGTGCAATATGCACGGTCATCTTTCCTAAAAGATTTTTTGCTTGGTTAAGAATCAAGTTGCCACGGCTAGGAACATACAAGCATGTGTAGTTCTTATCTGTGTAACGGATTACTTCAATAATAGCATTTGTATTCTGGTTGTATCCAAGTTGTCCTAGGATTGCTCCTGAGTACTCTGGGTACTCATTGGCAAGTTCACCAATGCTCTTCATGTAACGCTTAGCGTATGAGATACAACGACCAAAACGGTCATACTCTGGGTAAGCACCCATTGGATCTTCTACACGGATACGTGGAAGTTCTGTCTCAAAGTCTGGTTCTACGTGGATAGGCAAGAAGCCGTATGAGAAGTACCAGTCAGCACCCCAGTACATCTGTGACTGTAGACGTGATTGATATACATAGTTGTTAGCAATCATGCCACGCTTATCAGCAAATGTGCGTGCACGATCTGATGTAACGTTGGATGTAGAACAGTTAAATGATGGCAGTGGTGCTAGAACTTCAGCCAAGTCGCGTGCTGCAACATCGATAAAGTTTGCAACCATGGCATTTGACATGCCTTCAGGGAAGAGTTCTGGGAATACCTCAGTCATCTTACCCTTGCGGACAGCAAGAATATCAGCCATGCGACCATCGCGATCACCGTGACGTTGTTTTAGGTTCTCAACGCGACGCGCGATTGCATCAATGTCTAGTGCCATTATTGTCCTATTCGTATTGGGCAAATTCATAGTCGTTTACATTTACAGTAAATCGACCTTCAAGTTGCTTTCGTGTAGCCCATCTATTTGTAAGATGGCTTTGATTAATTCGAGCATTACTGATAACTTCTTTGGCACGTAGTTCACAGAACCACAGAGCCATTACGCAGTCAGTCTTGCCCTTAGTATCAGGCTTCCACGTAATCAATTGTTGAATGAGAGCCTTAATTCCTTCTGATCCATCCTGTGATGGAAGTTCAAGAAGGTTATCGTTATTATGTGTATTGCCACGCATAGTCCCAAAGAGACCAGACATGGCTGCCACACCAAAAGATGTGTCCCACTTGTTCTTACCAGTAAATTGACTGGAGAACTTTACCCCTGAGTTGGCAAGGTACTGACGCAAGTCATCATCTAGGGCATAAGCCTTTTGATGGGCGTTAGTCTCAATGCGTAATTCTTGTGGCTGGTACTTAGTGACCCACTCTTCAATCAACTGCTGAATCTTCTGTGGCGTAGGATCTGTCATATTCTCAACATCGAGAATGTAACGGTTACGCGTATTACGATCAATAGTCATTGCAACTGCTGCTGTGTTACCAGTCATCGCTGGATCAAGACCTATAATGGTATACCATGCACCGCGTTCTTTAGGGTGTCCTGGTGTTCCTGGCTTTAACGGCCCGCGTTTGCGCATCCTGTTGACTGAACCTTGGACACACGCAGGGGCAAAGATAGAATCTTCTTGGACATCCTGCTGCTGGTATACAAGCGCCCAAGCAGAAGGGCTAACTTCCGAGCGTCGTCTGAAGAGTGCTGGCCCATCCCATTTTGGATATAGACCGTCGTCATCGGGAAGTACTTCATCTTCTGAACCTTCCCAAGGTAGATGCGACTTTGGCCATAGCGTAACCCATTTTTCAGGGTCATCATCATATTCCAACACTGCTGGCATAGAAAGGTAAGTAAACGGAGACTTACCGCCAACCCAGTGATCAGGAGAACGGATCTCCCTGTAAAGATCATTTGAGGCAATACGTGTGCCTACGACTAAGAGTTTACCAGAATCACCTAGACGAGTTACAACATCTCGTTGCAGCCAGAGGAGTTGCTTTTCCCATTCATGAGCATTTGATGTAGTAACAACGTCGTCAAGAATGATAAGGTTAGAACGAGCACCAGTGATTTGACCACCAATACCAAGAGCCTGAACAGTCGGATCCTTTTCGGTGGAGTCACGGCTGAGGTAGATTCGGTCCGCTTTCCACGTATCCGCATCTTCTTTCCAGCCTCCCGTTGATCCATAAACCGCCTGTAACTTAGCCCAACGTTCGTGGCTTAGTCGTTGCTTGATGGAGTAGAGATATTCCTTGGCGCGCTCCTGCGTTTTGGAGACAATTGTGATTTTGATGTTCGGATCCATGGCGATACGGTATACGCAGTAGTTAACTGTGATGACCGTTGACTTAGCATGCTCTGGCGGTACGTTGATAAGTAACCGCTTCTTGGAGGCGGGGTCATAGACCATTGAGTCATGGAGGTACGAAGGT